TAAGAAAACCTTGGCTGAGAAAGATCAGCGCATCGCAGAGTTGGAAAAACAAGTTGAGATGCTCAAGATCAGTCCCAACCAAGAGGTCAAGTACGTCCCAACACCCGACCAGCTAAGTGCTGTTCGTAAGTTGGAGACTCAGTTGGCTGAGGCAAAAACCATCATTGCGTACTTGGAGAGGAAGCTCAATGGCACTCCAGTTTGAAGCCCGAAAGGTTGCTCTCAAACAGGATCGCACAGGGTATGTTCTTACTCTGTCCCTGCACCCTGACGAAATCCCTGTGGAACTCCTGCGGGATTTTGTAGGGGCAAGGTACGCTTGTGCCTTGGTTCGCATCCAAGATGACGAGAGTCCAACCGCCTATAGCAACAGGGTTCAGACCGCTGGGATGCTGTGCCGCGCAGTAGAGTTTCAGGAGTTTCTTGGCACTGCCGACGAAAACAGCGCCGCTGCGGAACTGTGTAAACGCTGTGGCATCACATCCCGTAGCGAGCTAAACGGCAACGAAGAAGCTCAGATGCGGTTTGATGCAATTGTTCTTGAGTACAAAACAGGAGTCAACAATGACTTATTTTAAGACGTACCGCCCGTACATGGCGTACCTGATGCAGTCGGACATCGACCGTCTCAGGGATTATTCCAAGAAATCCAAAGTGCCAATCGCGCAGTTGATTCGAGAGGGCGTGGTGTCTCGCGTGTCGGGCAAGAGTATGTATTCAGATGGGTACAACGACGGACTGACCAAGGCAATCCAAGCCATCCATGATCTGAAGTTTGCGCAGATGCGGTTTCCATCAGGCGCATCGTTCGCAGAGGTTGTGGAAGACGAGTTGATTAAACACATGTGGGGCGAGAAGGAGAAGACTGATGAAGAAGCTCGGATCGTCCCGTAATCAGTGCGGCGGCTGTAAGGAATATTTCAACAGCAACTCTGCCTTTGAGGCTCACCGCACTGGCAAGTTTGGCGATGACCGTAGATGCAAGACCCCCGATGAAATGCAAGCTGCTGGCTATCGTTTAAACAAAGATGGGTACTGGGCCGGAGAGCCTAGACCCGAAATAGAAAACAAAACATAAACACAAAAGGAAACCAAATGAAAGAAGAAAGCTTTGTTATATCGCCACCAAAATTTGCTCACACAGATTTTTATCTTGAGGGAATTGCACCATTGGTGGTTGAAAGGTTCAGCAAAAAAGCTGAGTTGATGGCAAAAATGGCAGAGGGCAAGTCATCGGGTAGCCGCAAGGTGCGCGATGCCCGTGACTATGACAAAGAAGCTGAAGAAGCCCGTTACCGAAGCCATGATGATTGGGAAGGCATGAATGCCGCCGCATTCAGAGCCGCAATGATTTCTGCGTGTCGGCTTGTCGGTTTCAAAATGACGTTGGCAAAACTGTCTACGTTTGTTGAGGCTGATGGGTATGACAAACAGGATGGCATTCCTTTGGTTCGTGTATATGGCAAAAGCCATGTTTATACGGCACACACAAGGAATGCAACAGGCGTAGTTGATATCCGCTCCCGTCCTATGTACAGCGAGTGGGCTTGCAAACTACGTGTTCGGTATGACTTGGATCAATTCAGAACTGGCGATGTCTTGAATCTGGTAAGCCGTTGCGGTTTACAGGTCGGGGTGGGTGCTGGTCGTCCTGATAGCAAAGCAAGCGCAGGATGTGGGTTTGGATTGTTCCAAGTTGTTCCAAGCGACAGAGAAGCCGAAGTACGAGCCAAATTTGGCATCGTTTAAACCATAGCAGGCCCGGCTGGTCAAGGCTGCGTCAGAATTGGTTGGGCGTGGCAGGTAAGGCGAGGTCTGGCTTGGTTTGGAGAGGTTTGGTGCGGTAAGGCAGGCGTGGGCTGGCATGGCTTGGTCTGGATCGTTGTGGTCTGTTCTGGCTCTGTTAGGTAAGGCAGGCACGGCTCGTTATGGCGGGATTTGGTAGCGACCGGATTGGATCGGCAACGCATGGCAGGCAAGGTTAGGAGAGTTACCGTATGGTTTGGCGTGGTGAGTCAGGATATGGCACGGCAGGCTAGGCGGGGAACGGCGCGGAGCGTTTGGGTTGGGATCGGCACGATTTGGATTGGCAGGCTAGGCTAGGCTTGGTTTGGTAAGTTACGGTATGGCAAGGCCCGATTTGGCAGGGTACGGCAGGCGAGGCACGGACTGGAAGGTCTGAGCTAGGTAAGGCAAGGCAGGCATTGTTTAAACAAAGGAGTTTTTATGAAAGCAGAAAAGAAGTTTCTTGAAAAATTGGCAAATCAAAACAACGGCATTCTTTTGGTTGATGACGTGATTGAGGCGGCAAAGGATAAATCTTGTGTGTTGCATCACCATTTTGAATGGGATGACACAGAGGCCGCAAAATCATTTCGCAGAGAACAAGCACGAAGCTTGATACGCAGATGCAAAATTACTTTGGTTGAGCATCCTTCTGCGGAGATCAGGGTGTTTACAAGCTTACCTTCAGACAGGGAGACCGGCGGCGGGTACAGATTGACATCCACCGTTTTAAACAACGAGCAAATGAGGATGGAGCTTATCCATGACATAGAGTTAACAATTACACGTTGGCGCACCAAACTGTATTTGCTTGACGCAAAAACCGCAGAGATATTGCTTGATTTGGAAAATTCTATTCAATCACAAACAAAATCTTTGCAAGAAAATCAACACGTAGCATAAGGGGACATCATGCAATTCACAGGATTGATCGGTATCGCGTGTTTTGTTGCGTGGCTTACGCACATCTTCACATGTTTCTCACATGCGATGTGGGGGTTCTTGGTCGCCGGTGCAATCTTCTTTCCCATAGGAATATTGCATGGTTTTTATCTTTGGTTCAGCTAAGGAGTTGCCATGTGGGATGTACTTGTTACTGTAATTTTGATGGGCTTTGGCGCATTCATGGTAGTGGTTGTTGGCGCAGTGTTTATTGCGGCAATTTATTTTTTACAGAACGGAGGCAAAGATGACTGAGAAAGAAGAAACATTGATGGATGGGTTTGGCATGCCGTTGCGTTACGTTGCCATCAAGGTCAACGACAAGATGCTCCAGTTCAATGCAGACGATGGCTTTGGAAAACTGTTTACCAATCCGCAGAAGACTGACAACGGTTTGACTGTTGGCGAACGCAACAGAGCGGCACTGCACAGGCGTTTAGACGCATGGATGGATGGCACATGGCGGGAGAACAAAGATGATTGAACCAACAACACCTGACGAAGACGAGGCGTTCAACGAGATTGAACGGCAAGCCAAACAACGCCAAGAGTCTGTGAAGGCTTCATTTGAAGCGATGTACCCCATCGTGGTACGCAACTTGGTGATTGAGGAAGTGGCACAGCGCATTGAGAAGCTGACTGGCTTTGGTCAGGACACCATCAGCAGTTTTGCAATTTATATCAGGGGGATGAAGAAATGAACGACGAAGAAACAATCAGATACCGTGACGCATTTCCCAAGGACTACGACTTGCCAACGTACTTCACCAGCAAACATGCCGCCAGCATGACATTGCGGGACTATTTTGCGGCAAAGGCTATGCAAGCATTGATTGACAACGATGGTTTATTTTCAGAGATACCAACACAGGCTTACGCATTGGCAGACGCAATGCTTGCCGCAAGGGAGAAAGCATGAGTTTCAGAACCACAACCATCAAATACATCAAGGACGTGTTGAGGCTTAGGACTATTAACGAAGTCATTGCCACTGAACTGCGTGAAGCACACTTACGCAAGTTGGAAGCTGAGACTGCGGCTGAGTATGCGAATGCGGCAATACAGTACAACGAGCAACGCATCGCTCGGCTGACCGCACGACTGATGGAGCATACAGAGGAAGGGGATTACACATGACACATGATGAAATCATTAGTATTTACAAAGAAGTTTCAAACAAAATATGCAACGGTACAGAATGGTGCTGGGTTGGTGCTGGTGAGCCTTTGAAATTGTTTGCCAACCTTGTAGCCGCCAAAGAACGAGAAGCCTGTGCAAAGTTTTTTGATGACAACGACACAAATATATTTTGGGGTTCAGAAGCGGCGCGTTTCATAAGAGCAAGAGGAGAACAAGCATGAATATCACTGAAGAACAATTTCAAACACTTATTGGATTGCTTGCTGTAATTGAAACATCAGGCTCTGTAAACGGCAAACCAGTGTTGGGATTGGCAGGTGCGGAAGAAGCGTTCTTCACCATACAGGAATTTGTATCTCAATTGGAGAAGCAAGCATGAGACAAAGTTACATTTGCACCAAATGCAAACGCCATATTTTGACCATCATTGCACGATGCCCACACTGCGGAAGGAGTCCACAATGACACAAGATGAATTGACGCTGGTGCTTGATGCGTTGAAGTTTTGTCATGGCGGTGAGCCTTGTGGCACGGCAGAAGCCATTGCAGTTGTTGAAAAAGCCTTGGCAAATGTCGCTACTAACGACACATCAAAAGAATATGTCGATGAAATGCAAAAACAGCGACATGAGCAAGAGCCTGTGGCGTGGGTATGGGTAAACAATAAGGGTTGGCTAAATTATGGAGAAACCCCCCATGATATGTTTAAAAGTTCGCCACTTTACCCACACCCACAGCGCACATGGGTAGGGCTGACGGATGAGGAAATTGATTTGGTATGCGTTGGCTTGTGGTCAGGTGGCTGGAGAAAAAAAGCAATGCAAGACTTTGCCAAAGCCTTTGAAGCCAAACTGAAGGAGAAGAACGGTGCTTGATCGACTCATACTTGGCGTGGTGCTGTCCGTGGTTGGTTGGAATGGTTTGTTTCCTGAGCCGCCACCGCCATTGACGTTGAAACAAAAAGCCAAAGAGCGACAACTCAGCGAAATCTGTTCAAGGAAAAAACCAAACAAACAAACCGATACTGTGAAACGTATGTGTAAACAATGGAAGGAGCAACAACGTGCTTGAAACCATCAGAACATTTTTTGGTAAAGTTCGCGGCTTGTACGGTGAACGCAAAACCATTGTTCAACAAGGTGTGCTGTACAGATGTACAAAGTGCTATTTGATTTTTACAACCAAGACAGCCGGAGAGCAACATGACTGCCGTGAACGCATTTAATTGGAAAGAGTTTACCGACGAGGAGCGTGCCAGACGGGGCGATCCGTTTAAACAAATGGTTCGAGACGCTGCAATCAGCAAGCGAACCACTGAGTCCGTGGAGAAGATACGCATCACCACCCCAAGTCATGGAACTGTTCATGGCATTACGACCAAGCCTCTCAAACCAAGACCGACCGAGATGATGAGATGCGTAAAGAAAAAGTTCTGAACAGCATCAATGCTAGACTAACAGACCCCGAATATGAGGAGTACCTGAAGCTGGGCGGCATTGCTTGGTTTCGTTTATTCCTCCGACACAGCGCAGAGATGAGAGCCACGATTGAATTACAAAAACTCAGCAAATCAGACAGATCAAAAGCAAAACAAAACCTCCGATACCACAATACTGTGTCAGCGGGAACTACTGAGGTGGTGGCCTCAAAATGGTATCCCGTGCAACAGATCATCCAAGCCAAAGCCCGTTGATGTACCGCAACCAGAAACTGCTTGAGGCTGTCAGGGAATCTCCCTGTCAGCACTGCGGTAAGTCTGACGGGACGGT